TCGACACGTCAGAGCTGGTCGATGGTGCTGTCACTAACGCCAAGGTCAGCAGCAGCGCAGCTATTGCTGGCACCAAGATCAGCCCAAACTTTAACTCTGATTTGCAGGTATCAAGGCCCGCTGGCTCTGCAACTATTGAAATAAACAATACTGGCACTGCGTCAACAGGTACTTACGGAGCTGTTTCTTTTACGGCAAATGATAATCATTCCGTAGCATCAATGTACGCCGTAGCGGATGGCGACAATGAAGGAGCGCATTTAGTATTTGGTACTACAAGCGCAGCAAATAATAATAATTGGTTTACCAGTACATCTGAGCGGCTACGCATCGACTCAAGTGGCAATACATTGGTCGGCAAAACAGCTTCAAGCGGCCTAAATGCAGGATGTGAATTTAGGCCCGCTGGCATGGGGTTGTTTACTAGAGCCTCTGCTAATCCTTTGCAAGTTCGTCGCCTTACGGACGATGGAAACTTAGTTGAATTTTATAAAGACTCAACTTTAAGAGGTTCTCTAGGCGTTTCTGGTGCCTCGCTTACTGTTGGCGTTGCAGGCAGCGAAAAGCTGCGTATTGACAGCACTGGGCTTGGCATAGGAACTACCTCTCCAACAAAGCCGCTAACTATCAACTCAAGCACAGATCAAATACGCTTGTCTGATGGCTCTGGTGGTTTTGAATTAAGGGCTGGTAACGTCTTCAAACTTTCTGATGATGGGACAGAGAGGATCAGAATCGATAGCTCAGGCAACGTCGGCATCGGCCTTGCGTCGCCCTCAAGCAAAGCTCACGTTAAAGGCGGTTCTCTAACCGTTGAGCACGGATCACCATCAACAGGAACATGTCAGTTTAATATCAACTGTGAAAACAATTCCCAAGTCAGTCTCTCTTATGACGATCAGGGTCATATTGCTTTTGGCACGGCCTCTACACCGCATAACCAAGGTAGTTTTAGCGAAAAAATGCGCCTTGACTCACAAGGTAGCTTGGGAATTGGGGTCACAAATGCTGCTGATTATCACGCCAATGCTAATGACTTAGTCCTTGCCAACGGCATGACTATTGCCGATAGCACTCAGGGCTCTATCTATTTTGCAGATAGTTCTACAGGAACTGGTGAGTATGTTGGTCAATTAAATTATATACACAATCTTGATCGTTTTCAATTTGTTGTTGGAAACACTGCACGGGCTTTGTTGATGAATGATGGTGGCTGGGCAACTTTTTCGAGTGCCGTTAACATAGACATTGCAAACTCACAAAGTGCTGGCATCAATGAAGCGTTTATTTACGCCCGTCACAGCTCCACCCAGCTTACCGGTGGAACTAACTCTTTTAGGGTTTACACCAACGGCAATGTCCAAAACACTAATAACTCCTATGGATCTACTTCAGATCAAAACTTGAAAGAGAACATTGTCGATGCCACTTCGCAGTGGGACGACATTAAGGCTTTGCAGGTTCGTAAGTACAACTTTAGAGAAGCCACCGGACACCAAACACACACTCAGCTTGGCTTGATCGCGCAGGAGGTCGAAACTGTTTCTCCTGGGTTAGTCGTAACAACTGACGTTAAAGAAGGTGAAACGGTTCTAGACGCAGATGGAAACCAACTGGAATCCATCAAATCAATCAATTATTCTGTGCTCTACATGAAGGCTGTCAAAGCCCTTCAAGAGGCGCAGACTAGAATTGAAGCACTAGAAACACAAAACGCCTCTCTTGAGGCTCGACTTACTGCACTCGAAGGAGCTTCTTGACCATGACACTCACTCAAGTCACCACTGGCGGCGTCGATGAAAACATCAACATCGACAGTAATACTCTGAAGGTTGACGGCACTAATAACCGGGTTGGCATCGGGACGGCGTCTCCGGGAAAAGACCTTGAGGTTTATAACACTACTGGTCCCACAATTAGCCTAAACGACGGAGGCCAGTACAAATCATATTTTACTTTATTAGGCAACGATTTAGAAGTTAGAGGGTCTTCTGGAAACATTGAGTTCTATACAGGATCTGCTGATGGTGGATCGTCAACCCAGCGCCTACGAATCGACAGCAATGGCCGTGTTGCCATCGGCACAGATAGCCCACCTGTTGACCCACAATTAACAGTTAGAGCAGCTAATGCTCAAATTTCTGCGTATTCTTCTGCTGGTGGCACCAGTAGCTTAAGCCTTGGTGATGTAAGTAATCATGATGACGGTTACATTTCCTATGTAAATGGAAGCGGCTTCCAACAAATGCGGTTTCATACCGCCGCTACCGAGCAGATGCGCCTCGATAGCTCTGGACGGCTATTGATTGGACTAATTAGCAGCACAGGATCTCACAAATTAGAGGTTAATGGTGGTACTGATAATGAACCAATAAAGGTTGAAAGTTCTGACGCAGGTGCATACGTCAGATTTGAAGACAATGACACAACAGGTTCAACACGCCTTGGTGCGGTTGATAACGATTTCAAAATTGATGTAAATAGTTCCGAGCGGATGCGTATCGATGCCTCGGGGCGGGTTGGCATAAAAAATGCAAGCCCTAGCTCGCAATATTTTAATGATCTAGTTATTGGCGACGGCTCTAGCGATCACGGAATTACGTTGCACGCAGGGAGCAACAACTCTTCTGCTATTGCGTTTTCTGATGCTACATCTGGAACTGGTAGATACGCAGGTTACATCCAGTATGACCACAGTAGCAATTCGATGAGGTTTTACACCAACGGTGGTAATGAGCGGACGCGGATTACGAGCACTGGTTTTACTCAATTTGGCGGTTACTTAAATGAAACAGCCAACCACAGAATTAATGGAATTGACGATACTCAGGGCAATATAATTCTTGTTGTAAGTGGTTATCAATCTAGCGGGGGGTCAAGCCAAGACACCGCAATGTTCTACTCAGTAAATTCCGGTGGATCTGTTAGCTCGAATGGGGCAGGGCTAAGAATGTATAAAAATACAGATACGAACCGTTCAATTAACACTGCAGGAACAATCAACGCTTCTGGCGCTGACTACGCTGAATACATGACAAAGGCTGGCAACTTTACGCTAGCCAAGGGCGACATCTGCGGTATTAACTCAGAAGGCAAGCTTACAAACGTGTTTGCTGATGCTATTAGTTTCGTTGTTAAATCGACAGACCCATCCTATGTGGGTGGCGATAAGTGGCATGAAACTGTTGGAGAAGAGCCCGGAGGCTATGAAGATACTAGGACAGAAGAAGAAATTGCAGCTGCAAAGGTTGTCTATGAAGAGGCTTTAGAAGCTGCGCGTCAGCTTGTCGATCGCATTGCGTTTTCAGGTCAGGTTCCTGTCAATGTGACGGGCGCAACTCCTGGGCAACACATCATCCCTACTGCTGCCGCTGACGGTTCTATCGAAGGCACTGCAAAAGCTGAAGCAGATTTGACAATGGCTGAATACATGTCTTCGGTCGGCAAGGTTATCGCCATTGAGAACGATGGCCGCGCCAAAATCATTGTAAAAGTTGCCTAATCTCCCGTAGGTCCACTAACGTCTGCGTGTTTTCTTCCGATAAACATGAAGCGCTTTCTGATTGCTGCTTCTGTCGTCGCTGGGGCGCTTGCATTGGGCGTCCCGTCTGCGAACGCAGAGGGCAAGATGTATGCGAACCCCGAGTTCGTGACCGGCTTTTCCGGCAGCAGCTCCAGCGGCAGCAGCCTTGACCTCCACGTCGGCTACAAGGACGGCCCCTTCTTTATCCAGGCTGGCCCTGCCATGAGCAACGACACCACCAGCACTGACTGGGGCTGGTCAGGCAAGGCTGGCGTCAGCGGCCAGGTCGACGACCAAGCCAACGTTTACGCCGAGGTGGGCTTCAGCAAGTTCGACGGTTCTGACACCGGCAGCTACGTCAAGACTGGCGCAGTCATCGACTTCTGATAGGTGGACCCACTGCAGCTGCCATCCATACAGCTGCCTGGGTCTATCGAACTTCCAAGACCATCGATCGAGGAGCCGGTCTTTCCGGCTCCCTCGCATCCGGTCTTGATACCGCCAAGCGTCCCACCAAAGAAGCCACCAAAACCAAAGCCGCCACCGAAAGGCGTTGACCAAAGCGCGCGCGATGCTGCAAAGAAATTGCAGGAGCAGATCCGCCAGCTTAACGACAACATCCAGGCACAACAGGAAACAATCGACCTGCTGGTCAATCCGCCTGAGATTGAGAAGGTTGAGGTTCAGCAGCCGACGGTGACTGTGCCGGGGACGTCTTTGGAGTTTGCGTTGCCGACTCCTGAGGTGGTGACTGTGGCTGCAACGACGGCGGCAGTGGCGGCAGCGGCTTCTGTGGGGGCGACTCTTGCTGCGCAGAATCTCGTGAAGGTACTGAAGCCTGCGTTTCAGACGGCGCTGAAGAAGCTGGCAAAACTACGGGGGAAAGACCCTGAGACTTTCGGTAGACGTCGATTGAGACTACGTCGGAACAAAGAGTAGAGCCAAGCCTTGAGTCGGGATGCAGCATGAAGCCGGTCTTGTAAAGCTCAGCGCACTTCAAAGCCCGGACAAGGTGGTAGTCGAGTTTGTCCTTTTCTATTTCTTGTTGCTGTGCTGCCAGCTTTCGCCGCACCATGGCCTTGCACATTTCGGTGATCGACCCATCCAGCGGGACGTTGATGCTTAGTTGCATGCCGAAGTTCTGCGCACGGGTGTAGTCCTCTGACGGGATGGGGTCAGCGTGCGCTTCTAAATGGAATGGAGTCAGCACCAGAGTGGGCCCATTGCAGCTGACGTTGCCGCCAAAGTGCTGCCGGCTGGGCGCACCATTGTTGTTGAACTGGACCGACTGGTTGGTGTTGTTGCTGGTGGCCTGGGCCCTGGGCGCTGAGTTGTTAGTTGTCTCAGCTGCGGCAGGTGCCGCCAGCATCACTGCGAGAACACACTGAGCGACGTAGTGGTTGAGTCGGTTTCGATCGTGCGGTCGATGTCGATCTGCTCGATCAATGTGTCGGCGTCCCGAGTTGTGTACTCGAAGGTGAACGCATCGCCATCGGTCGTCAGATCCCATGTTGTGCTGGCGCCCGTAATGTCGGCTGCGCTGGGCGTCACGTTCTCGCCGGACCACGATTGCATTTCTGAGCCGTAGATTTTCTGGACAATCGTCTCCTCGATTGTCTGCGTCGTGGTGGTCGTGCTCTGCATGCTGCCAGTCGACCACGTCGGTGTGACTGTGTTGGCTAGCGCTGGAGCGGGCGCTAGGGCTGCGATCAGTAGCCATTGGATCTTCATGGCTTAGCAGGTGGCGTGGTCTTGCTTACGTCTAGCTTATTGCTGTCATCTTTTTTGCCGTTGGTCTTACCAACACTCACCCCATAGGAACTCAACACCGCTGTGAGCATTGAGGCGGCGAATGTGGGATCCATGGCTTTGACCTGGCCTAGGTAGCTGAGGCTGAGGCACGCCAAAGACCAAGCCAGAACAATGATGCGGATCAGGTCAGACAAAATTCCACCGTTGTGTTCGGTGTCGTTGTTCGCCATTGCAAAGCAGCGCTACCGTCAAAGCGTAACGAGAGCATCAACCCATGCTTCTGTTAATTAGGCCGATCCTTTTTGCTTTCCTAAAAAGCAACAGCGTTAAAAAGCTGATCGTCGATCTTCTTACGGCAGCGGCCAAGACCACCGACAACAAGGTCGACGACCACATGGTGGCCATGGTCAAGCAGGCGCTGCTGGAGGCACCCAAAGCCTGACGCTGCGGGCTTGCTCGTCGTAGTCGCCAGCTCGCAGGATGCGGGCCAGCCTTGCCGTGCGTATGGCGTCTGCTGTTTGCAGCCCTGCCTTTAGGTATGCGCCAACCACCTTTGGCCACATCTCCTGCACCGTGACCAGGTCGCCCAGGATTTTGTTGGCACCTACTGGGCCAACGCCTTTAACGCCCTTGTACCCATCGGTGCTGTCGCCGGTCAATGCCTGTGCCATCCATGCACGGTCAGCATCCATGGCGCTGATAGTCTCCACCTCTTGGTTGGCAAGCAGGCGGCATGGCACGGTCCGCATGTCCTTGTCGATCGACACGATGACTGGGTCAGGCACGCTGCCATCGGTGGCAAGCAGGCCCATGCAGTCATCAGCCTCAAGCATTGGCTTGACCACAGTCGAGTAGTTGTCAGTCATCCACTGGCGCATGGCAGACAGGCCTAGCGGCTTGCGCTTGCCCAGGCGGTTGGACTTGTAGTCGGGAAACTCTTCGTGCCGAAACGTGGGGTAACTGCTGAAGCAGATCATCACGTCGTCGTCGTCAGCAATGGCTCGGTAGCCATCAAGCATGGTGACGATCGTGTTCTTCACGTCACCCTCGTCAAGGTGCAAGGTATGCACCGTCTCTGTCCATCGGATGTCCTGCTCGTTGGCAGTGCAGCCGACGTAATTGAGCCAGTCGCCGTCGCAGAGAAGAGTCATAACCCGAAGTAGCTGGACATTGGAACAGTCAGGCGCCCTGTCTTGCGGTCAAACACCAGTTCATCCAGCGGTCCTGTCTCGCCGGAAAACCTGTTCTTGAGCATGCGCAGCTGCAACTTGTTGCGCTCTTCATCGCTGCCCTGCTGGTTGCGTTCTGCGCCTATGCAAAGGTCCGAGAGCTGGGCTATGGCGTGGCTTCCCCTAAGTTGCGACAGGCTGGTCTGCCCGCCCTCCTCGTGGCCGCGGCCTTCGGGCCGCTTGAGGTGGGACACCAGCACTAGGCCAACGCCTGTCTGCTCCACCACCTGCCGCAGCTTGGTGCATGTCACGTCTAGGGCACGTCGTTCATCCAGATCGGCAATGCCGCTGACGACAATGGTGAGGTGGTCGACAACAACAACGTCGACGCCCTCTGACGTCGCCAGGTATTTGATCTGCTCGACCAGGCGGTCGGGGTCCATGCTCCCGAAGTGGTCGTAGAGGAACAGGTTGCCGGTGCTCATCAGCTCGTCAAAGGCAGTGCGCACCTTTGGATCGCCGACCAGCTCCGGGTCCAGGTGGATGGGCATGTTGATGTCGACGCCCACGATGCCCTGCAGTGAGCGCTGCATGCTTTCCTCCAGCATGAACACGCCAACCTTCAGCCCTGCCCGCAAAAAGTGGACGATCCACTCACGGCAGATGGAGCTCTTGCCTGCACCACTGCCTGCCGCCAGCGTCACCATCTCGCCTTTGCGAAAGCCATGAGCAGCAGCGTTGAGCTTGGGCCATGGGTACTGGCAGATAGCTGATGCGCCTGGCTTGACCAGCACATCCCACAGCTCTGATGCGTTCTTAATGCTGTCAGGCCTGACGGGTGTGGCCTTCCACAGCAGATCCTTCAGGTGTTCCCCCTCACCTGCAACCAACATTTCGTTGGCATCTTTGCGTGGCAGCCTGCAGATCGCTGCCTTTCCTGGCGGCAAAACTTGCATTGCATCCTCGGCTGCATTGATACCCGGCTCATCCGAATCAAAGCACAAAACAATGCGGTTGAATTGACTCAACCACTGCAAGTTTGCGGCCAAGTATTTACGAGCAGACGATGCACCGTTGGGCAGTGACACCACAGGGAACTTATTGCCCTGCACTTGTGACACTGACATGCAGTCAATCTCGCCTTCGGTGACAACACAAAACATGTTTGTCCCATTGCCATGGTTCTGTCGCCACAGGTGTTGACCGAACAGCTGCAGCCCAGACGTCTGTCCTATCCAGCGAAAGCGCTTGTCTTTGTACCGCAGGTGCTGTGCTGTCCTCTTGCCCAGCTGATCCCGGTAGGTTGCGACCTGCACCAGCTCACCGTGGTGGCTGGTCACGCCGTAATCAAACTTGGTGGTGGTGTCTAACGTCAGGCCCCTTGCTTCAAGGGCCAATGGCTTTACGAATTCAAGCAGCTCCACTTTTGGCGGGGGTGAGGGTTTGTATTTAGGCAGCCGCTCAGGTGACGGGCTCTTTTCAATGACGGCGTCGCAGCTGTAGCAGTACAGATGTCCGTCATCAAAGCGGGCTGCGTTGTCCTTGCTGCCGCACTGTGGGCACGGCTCATGTTTGACAAACTTTGACTTGCGTCGTTCCTTCATCGAACCAAGCGGTGGGTATGTGGCCCTCGCACCAGACGAAGCCATGGCGATCGGCCCATTGCCCGTAAGTCAGTGACTTGGGGGCGCGGCTGAGCTTGACCTTGGCGTTCTGGAAACACAGGCGGATGTCGACATGTGGATGCGCAGCCTTTACGGCAAGCATCTTGCGCCTGTCAGTTGCACTGAACAGCCCCTTTGTCTCCACCACACAGGTGGGCAGGATGAAGTCAGGCGTATAGACAGCCTCGATGCGGTAAGGCAGGGCCCGGGTTTCGTACTGAAACACCAGGCCACGCTTGTCCAAGCTAGAGGCAACATTCGCCTCGAACTTGCTGCGATACCTACCAGTTGCCTGCTTCTTCGGTTGCCGGCTCTTCCGTGCTTGTGATGTCGCCCGCTTTGAACCCGTTGGTTTCTGCTTGGAAGCCAAAGCTGGTCGCCCCTCTGGTGTACTGCACAAACTCCAGGATCTGTGCGCCCAGAACCTTGCATGTCACGCCAGTGCCCTTGCCACCCGTGTAGCCAGACACCGCAAAGTTCAGGCGGCCTGTTGTTTCGGGCCCCATCTTCTTCAGCCCATCACGGTCGACGATCGGCTTGCCTTGGCTGTCGAACAGCGCAACCTCGGCTGACCATGTAGTGCCGTCAGTGCGCACGCCGTTGGCGGTGCGCTTCATCTTGATCGAGAAGACGGCACGGCCCTGGTCGTCGTTCTCAAATTTGTATGGCTTGTCGTTCAGCTGCAGCTTGGTGCCAGGTGCGCTGCCGCTGAGGTGCTGCATGTATGAGGCGTAGTAGGCATCCAGCTGCTCAGCAATCTCTGCAGCCTGCTCAGCTGGGATGTGTGCCGTGACCTTGTAAACAGCAGGTGGGTACTTGGTGTCGGGTTCAACCAGCCAGGCGTAGGTGAGACGGCAAGGCGGTGTGGTCAGAGTCAGGGAGTCAAACTTCTGAGGTTTCATGTGATGAAGTAGTCGGAAGATTTCACGAGAGAAGGATCGAGCTGCCCAGCTTGTGGCCGTGACAGCTCAACCTTGGTGTGTGTGAGGAGCTGATCCGATATGCGATCGAACCAGCGCTCTGAATAAAGCGCAGCAAACGCTGCCCGTACAGAGTTGCGTAGTTGTGTCATCTCTGCAGGCGTTGTGACGAAACAGTCATGAACGCCGGCCAAGTTGACCACGCCCTTGCTTGCTGCGTCAATGCTTGCCAGCGCCATGTGGCTGGCATCCATGGAGTGCAGGACGTTTGGCGACAGTGCGTTAGCCATGCGCCTGCCATCCAGCTCGACCTCGTCGTCGACCTTGATCTTGATGTCAAGCCTGACGTCCGACAAATACTTGAGGCGGATGCGCTTGACGTGGTCTGCCATGTACTGCTGCTGCACCAGCAGCCCGCTTGGTGTGCGCCATTGCAGTGGCATGTCGGCCTTGCCGGCTGCCTTGCCGATGGCACGGAACCACTTCATGGCCTGCTCAGCTGGCCCAATCAATGCCGATGCTTCCTTGTGCAGGATGCGCGCCATGTAATGCACGGTCTGCACTGCCCCCTTGCGCGTGGCCCAGGACTTGCCGCTGAATAATTCCTGCGTGCGCTCGACTGCCCAGTCGTAGCAATGGAAGTAGAAGGCGCTGTGGGTGGCACTGTAGGGGAGGCACATCACAACTGGTTTCGCCAGCGACCTGTCGGGCTGCAGCTTCAGCCATTTGCGTGCGTCCTCGTCGCCATTGCTGCGCAGCACCTGCAGCACTCGGTCGATCACTGCGCTGTAGATGTCTTGCGGTGTGTCGGATGGCAGCAGATTGGTCAGCTTGCCCATGCCCTCGTCTAGCAGCAGGCCGCTGTAGTGCTGGATGCCCGAGCATGTGCAGTCCAGCATGGTGGGCAGCTGGCAGGCGTAGCCGTAGCCCTGCTGCATGAACTCGGCGTAGCTGCGGCAGAAAGCAAGGAAGGACCACGGTTTTTTGGCACGCATCCAAAACTCGGCGTGCTGCCACGGGTCAGCAGCAGCTGCCCCTATGCGCTCTGCTTCCTGATGCACCCAGTCAATGCGCGCACGAAAGTCGAGCCCACCGTGCCCATACATGTTTGCCCCATGCACCCGCAGCCAGTCAGCCTGCTCCTCTGTCGTGATGGGCTGGCCGTCACTAAACACCAGCAGACAGCGGCTGACGTCGTTGCCCTGGGGGTTGAGGTACGGCGGGCGGTAGTAGTAACGCCCCCTGAAGTCGAGCGACATGGGGAAGTGCAGCCGTTGCTCGCCGACAAAACGCTTCGCCACCCACAGGCATTTGGCAATGGCAATACGCGCTGTCTTGGTTTTGTCGTTCTTCTCGTGGATGCGGCGGGCCTGCATGCGCCACTTGCGTACGCCTTCGCTGTCCTCCGGCAAGTGCTTGGGGTACGGCGGCACCGGCCACCCTTCCCGTGGCATGAGACAGCCCACCTCAATGCTGTTGTCGTAGGCATGCAGCACCTGCTCCAGCATCCAGCCATTGACCTGCCAGGCCACGGCCTGGTGCAAGTTGGCAGCCTGCAGGTACGGCTCGTCTCCCTTGGTGTGCTGTGCCACCAGCTCTGCGTTGGACTTCATCAACACCAACGGAATGCTGTCAGTCAGGTAGCCCCCGCTCAGCGGTGACGTCCATGGTCGTGGTGGCACCAGCATGGGCAGGTAGCTGGGTGTCATCAGCTTCTGCTGCTGCTTCACGTCCTGCACCCATGCCATGCACTGGTCAGTTGGCACCACCACCCTGCGTGGCGGCTTGTAGCTGCGGTCGACGGTGATCTCGACGATGCCAACTTCCTTGGCTATCAGTTCAACTAGAAACACACCCGAGGCCATGCGCTCACGGGGATGCCAATGCTCTGTCCGTTGCATGTGACTGATCGCAGCGACCTGGTGCTTGCGCCTGCTGCGGCCACGTCGGAACGTGCGCAGCTCTTGTGCGCTTGCTCGGTCGAGCATGGTCTCGATCCACAGCTTCTCGGCGACCTCCGCTGCGACGTGGTGCAGCGTGTTGCAGGCGCTGATGCTGTCCACTACCACCCGCACGGCAGTTGCAGCGACCTGCTGGGGTGGAAGGTGTGTCACGGGTGCAAGCAGGGCGAACGCTTGGCCCGCCTTGCCTGCCTGTATGCGGCGCCGAACAGCACGGAGATGGATCACTAATTGATCCACCCCCGCTGCTGTTAGTGCTTCCCCCCATGTGCTGAGTGATTCCATCCGCCCCTTGCGGTGGCGGTTGGCGATCAACTCAACGCGATCCCGCCCGAGCGTGAGCATCTCCCGCTCTAGTTCCAGCTGGTCTGCTGTCGACCTTGTTGAGCTTGGCGATGGCATCTCTCAGCTGTGGGTTGGCGAGGTGTGCGTACTGCTCCGTAACGGTGATGCTCTTGTGGCCCAGGATCTCTTTCACCACATACAAATCGACGCCACGCTGCACCAGTCGGCTGGCGCAGGTGTGCCGCAGCATGTGCAAGACCCAGTGCTTGTCGTCTTCCCAGCCCAGGTCGCCCCTGGCGCAGTCCCAGACATATTCCAGGTGGCCCCGCTCCAGCGTGTTGAACACTGAGCCGGTTAGGTTGCGCCGCTTGATGCGACGGCCGACGATCTGCCGCACTCGGTCAGTCATGGGCACCGACCTGGGCTTGTCTGCCTTGTTCTTCCAAACACTGATGATGTTCTGCTCCATGTCCACGTCGGCAGGGATGACACGGAACAGCTCGCCGACACGCATGCCGGTGTCAATCAAAACAATCAACGCCTCGCATACCTGCAGCTCGTTCTCGTTGCAGCACCAATTGATCAGTGCGTCTTCCTCCTCAACTGACATGAAGCGCAGCCGGGACGATGTCACCTTCATGGTCGGGATGTGCGGCCGCTTGCTGCAACCATCACGGCGCATGGCGTCCGTGTAAATGGCCTTCAACACCGCCAGCTTTTTGTTGATGGTGGCGGGTGCGTTGCCGCTGTCCTTCAGCGTCTGGATGTAGGCGTCGACGGTGCTGGTTGTGATGTCGTCAAGCTTGACCTGGCGGCCGAAGTGATCCAGCACCAGGCGCATGTTGCACAGCGCCTTGCGTTCGTTGCCGCTGCCTGCGTAGCGGACTTGCTCTGTGACCTTGGCTGCCTCGTGCAGCGTCCAACTAGACATAGCTGGCCCCCTTCAAGAAAGCCTGGTGGGCAATGGTCTGCTGCTCAAAGGTAAGCTGCTTGCCCTGGCTGTAAGCGGCCAGCCATTGCTCGAAGCGCTGTTCGTTTAGCTCTTCCCGTGTCTGTGTGATCGGCGGTGCATCGGGCAGCATCATCCAGTGCGTCACGCCCTTGCGGTACTGCACACAGTCCCATGAGCCGCTCATCCACTTGCCGATGGGGTCGTACAGCAGCACCAGGCCCTGGTTGTTGGCGTGCGCTGCTGTTGGTTGCTTGTCGTTGATGTCGTAAATCAGTGAGTCGTTAGTCATTGGTCTGTTCCTCGATTTTTTTGAGCAGGTGGGTGCCGAACAGCGACGCAATGGCAATCATCTGGCTGTCCGGAGCCCGGCCGATTGTGTCCTTGTACCAGTCTCGAAAGATCTGCTGGAGCTGGAGTGTGGTCGGGCCTTTTCGATCCATTGCGTGCCGTGATAGTTGAGAAAGGCGCCCCATACCAAGGCATTGAGCGCCGTGAGGATAAGGATCAGTCGCACTGCTTGGTGTACGCGTCGGACAATTCTTGACAGCGCTTTGCCCTGACCCTGTAGGCCTGGTCGAGCTGCTCTTCCGCCTCCTTCAATGCGTCAAAGTTGGCCGCAAGCTGTCGGCTGAGCTCCGCCATCTGCTTCATGGTCTGTTCCATGAGGTAGTTCATCCGCCCGTTGGCGTCCTCGTCCTCTAGGTCCTCCCATGCCGCAGCAATCAGGTCACGCTGATCGAACACCGCCCGTAGGTGGTACTGCGTTGTGTAAAGCGTGCTCCTTGCGTCGCATGTTTTCGAGCGGACGTTGCTGATAACAGCTGCTGCGTCCTTGATCTGCTTGTCAGCCTCAAGCGCCTCCGCATAGGTGGCGGGCTTCTTGGGTCGGCCTCGTGTGGCCATGTTGTCCTCCGTGGTGGGTGTTGTGATTCCATTTCCCGTGGGGGGGCGCCCCCCGACGGGATTAGTTGGCGTCGATCTGTCGCTGAATCTCTGCGTTGCGTTGCCGGATGTTCTCCATCAGCTCACCGTGGCCAGCTGTTGGGTCAAACTTGGCGATCAGCCAGGCCGCACCGATGGCGGCCGCGGCTGTCGCGTACAGGATCAGCAAGAGATAGGTGCGTAGCTGCATCAGCCCATCTCCGACATGTTGGGGAACGTGTAGGTCTCCCGAGCGTGCAGCAGTTCGCTGGTGATTTCAAACCACGGCGCAACTAGGTCGTAGTGCGTCGGGTGTGCCTTGCAGTCGGCGTCAAGCTGCCTGGCATGGGCCAGGGCCTGGGCCTTGGTGCTGAAGCTGTCGACGTAGTCGACGCAACCGCAGTCGTGGGCGTAGACGTGAAAAGCCATAGGGCCTCCGTTGGTGGTGGGTGTGGGTGCTGGTGAGGGCACCAGAGAGCCCACGAGGGGCTCTAGGTTGCCGTCATTCGCCGTAGTAGAACAGGCCGGTGAACCAGTCCAGGGCGTCGGCGTCGGCGTCCGTGTAGCAGGTCCATGGCGTGCCCCAGTGCTGGTACTCCAGCTGGAAGCCGCAGGGCTCGATGCCGCAGGCAGGCGAGCCGCGCAGCTCGCCAGTGATGCGGAGCGCAGGGCCGCCCCACGACAACAGGATCATGTAGTCGCCGGGCTCTGCTGGGTAGCCGGGTGCATGCCAACCGCTGCGCACCTCAAGGCTGAGGATGCTCTCCCGCTGGCGCACCTCAATGGATTCGGCTGTGTCGGCGTGGTTGGTGCCGTCGTAGCCGTGCTCCTTGAGCTGCAGCTTGGCCTCCCGCGTCAGGTCGCGGCCCTCCGTCTCTTCCTGGCAGAACAGCCACGCCTCGTGGGCGGCGCTGATGTCTGCATTCCAGGCGGCGGCGTTGTCCAGGCCGTGGTTGGCCTCTGTGGTGGCTGTGGTCATTGGTCGACCTCGTGTGGTGGGTGTTGGTGGTGAAACCACCAGAGAGCCCCGGAGGGCTCTGTGTTGGGTTCAGTAGTGGCAGGCGGCCATGGTGGAGCAGGGATTAGTGAGCCAGTCAGGCTCTTCCTCCTCCTCCTCGCCGTCCAGCCGTTGGTTGACCTCCACTTCATCGTCCAGGGCCTGGGCCAGTGGCTTGGCGATGGCGTCCGTGTCGATGACTTCGGACAGGATGATGAGCAGGTCGGAAGCTAGGCCCTCTGGGTCGTCGTTGCCCATGTAGTAACGGGCAAACGATGCAAGGGCTGCTTCGAGCTTGGCGTGTTGGTCCATGGATCAATAGCCGAGAAAGGAAAGCAGGCCGCGGCCGTCGCGGTTGAGGATGGCCAGCATCTCGTTGGAGTCGCTGGTGTAGTCCTCGATATTGCGGACGACCTCGTCGTAGCTGTTGCCGTGCTCCTCGAACAGCTGGCGGGTGGCCTCTAGTGAGGCCTCGCCGTTGCGTCCGCAGAGCTCAAGGAAGGATTCCTCGTAGGTCATGGCGGTGGTGGGTGTTGGTGACCTGTTTGAGCCTGGGCGGCCAAACAGAGAAGAACAGGCAGCCGGGCCGGTTGCCCGTACCCAGCATACCAACCAAGGGGACTGCCTGTCCCCCTGGACCCCACCACCCTAGTCGATGTGGCCGGCAATGGCCACCCCGAAGGGGGGTGAGGCCGGCTGCTCCTATATGCGTAAGCCCCTCAGATTTTTCCGCCAGAAATCAGCGTCAGCAGTACCGCAGGGAGCGAACAGGGATCTAGTAAGAGATCTAGTAGGGACTCTTACTAGAGGGGCATGGCGTTCTTCTTATGGGGACAGCCAGTGGTGGCAAGGGGTTTCGGGTGGGTATAGTGCGGGGGTCTTAGCGACGCAGAGCTGGGACAGGGCTTCTCTCCTGTGGTGGGTGTAGAGGCCCTTGCTTTTTTCTTCGATATGCTGCGGATAACGGGGAAAAGTAAAAGCAATGGAGCTGCAGGACTTACTAAGTGAATTGCACGAGGGATTAGCGCAGCACTTGAAAGAAAAGCTGGATGAGGGAACGATCAGCACAAGTGAATTAAATGTGCTGCGGCAGTTCTTGAAGGACAATCAAATCAGTGCTCAGCCTGCGGAAGGGACACCGTTTGGTGATCTGGCCAAGGCATTGCCTGATATTGAAAACGTGGTGAGCTTCAAGCGGCGGGTTAGTTAATGAAGAAGACGGCATGGCAGCCGCTGCCGGAACCATTTGACAAAGACTTCCGGTATTTCCTGGTGGTGGTGTGGCGGCATCTGCAGTTGCCGGATCCGACACCAGTGCAGCTGGACATTGCGGAGTACATGCAGCAGGGGCCGAAGCGGCGGATTGTTGAGGCGTTCCGCGGTGTGGGCAAGAGCTGGATGGCTGCGGCTTACACGCTGTGGCTGTTGAGGAATGACCCGCAGAAAAAGATCATGGTGGTGTCAGCCAGCAAGGTGCGGGCTGATGACTTTGCGCAGTTCTGCCTGCGGTTGATTCGGGAGATGCCGTTGCTCCAGTGCCTGGAGCCAGATCGTGATGACCAGCGCAGTGCAAGCAATCGCTTTGACGTGCGTCCCGCCATACCGGACCAGAGTCCGTCGGTGAAGTCCGTAGGGGTCTTTGGCCAGCTGACCGGAAGCCGGGCCGACCTGATTCTTGCTGATGACACCGAGGTTCCGAACACCAGCTGGACTGTCGGCATGCGGGAGAAGCTGATCTCCTGCGTCGGTGAGTTCAACGCCATCCTGAAACCAGGGGGCGAGATCATGATGCTGGGCACGCCCCAGACAGAGGAGAGCGTCTACAACAAGCTGCGCATGCGCGGCTACGACTGCCGCATCTGGCCAGCTAGGTATCCCGAAAAGCCGGCCAAGTACGGCGATGCCCTGGCGCCAATGATCCTGGAGGGCTGTGACAGCAGCCCAAACAAGCCGACAGACCCTGGCAGGTTTTCTGACTTGGACCTGCTGGAGCGTGAAGCGTCCTATGGCCGATCGCAGTTCACTCTGCAGTTCCAGCTGGATACCACCCTGTCTGACCTGCAGCGCTTTCCGCTGCGTGTCTCTGACCTCATGGTGCTGGAGGTCGACGACCACGTCCCCGAAAAGGTGGTGTGGTCAGCAGGAGCGGAGTACCGCATCACAGATCTGCCGTCAGTCGGCTTCAGCGGCGACTACTACTACCGGCCAGCGTTCATCCACGGCGACTGGCTGGAACTTGATGGCTGCGTCATGTTCGTTGACCCTTCAGGCAAGGGCACTGACGAGACGGCCTATGCGATCGTCGGCCAGCTCAACGGCAACCTGTACGTCCTAGAGGTTGGTGCGTACACCGATGGCTACTCAGACGAGGTCCTAGAGGGCCTGGCAAAGGCCGCAAAGCGCCGTCAGGTGACATTGATCCTGCTGGAGGACCAGTTTGGTCAGGGCATGCTGCAGAGCCTGCTGCAGCCCTTTCTGCGCAAGTACCACCCCTGCACGATTGAGCCAGTGCGGAGCAACATGCAGAAGGAACGGCGCATCATCAATGCGCTGGAGCCGGTGATGAACCAGCACCGCCTGGTGGTCAACCGCTCAGTCATTGAGCGCGACAGTCGCAGCAGGGACGACGAGTCGATTGAAACAGCGCTGGCCTACCAGTTGTTCCATCAACTGACGCATATTACGGTCGAAAGAAATTGCTTACAGCATGACGACCGCCTCGACGCCCTGGCGGGGGCTATTCAGTACTGGAATGAGTCGCTGGCTATTGATGAAGATCGAGCAATTAAGGAGCGCCAGGCCGAGCTATGGGACCTCGAAATGGAAGCGTATATGGGAAACATTCAGGGGGCGTTGGACGCAAAGGTATTGGGGATACCCTTGGATCAGATGGGACGCTCAGATGCAGAAGAGTGGATCCAGCTCGCAGGTCGCTAAGCCAAAGCCTTACGTCGTGCGGCTGCCTTCCGGTTTCCTGGGAGAGTGGGGTGGCATGGCCAAAGGTGGCTACCAGACAGTCGTGCTGGCCAAAAGCGCAGAGGATGCGTTTGAAGTAGCCAGCCTGTGCGACTGCTGGGAGCAGCTACCGTTCGACGTCGAAGGCTGTCAGGTATTTCCAAAGGATCCGTATGCGCGATGAAAGCGATTGGCCAGGGTTGGATGAATCAATCCTGAGGCGTCTCGACGAGCAGTACCCAGAGAAATGTCCAGAAGCGGACTGGACTGATCGGCAGATATGGATTTATGTGGGGCAACGCAGTGTGGTTCGCATGTTGCGTGCCGTTTATTCTGAGCAAATCAACGAGGAGTAACCATGTGCGGTGGTGGCGGAGGCGGCGGTAACGACAGAGCGCAGCAGCGTCGCCATGAAGAGCAGATGGCTCTGCAGCGTGAGCAAATGGCTGAGCAAAAGCGTCAGTTTGAGCTGCAGCTCCAGCAACAACAGCAGCGCTACGAAGAACAGCGTGCAGCTGCAATGGCCGCGCCGGCTCCCGCTCCCAACCCAATTGCAGAGGCGACAGCGGCCTCTGCGCCCGTAGCTGCGGAAGTGGCACCTACGGCAACACCTGCTCCTCCGTCAGCTACGGATCCTTTGTACGCCCCTAACGAAACAGCAGGTGGCGGCATGGAACAGCAGCAAACATTGGCTATTGCGCCTCGCGCGCAGCGTTCGGGCATGGGTCGCCGTCGCTTCCGCACCAGCGTTGCAGGTGGTTCAGGTGGTTTGTCCATCCCCGGATAATTAGATGCGCTTAAATCTGACTAGCAAGGTCGATCGTCAGCCCAGCGATTACGGCCGTAGTGGGCGCTCAGCGGCTGCGCGCTATGAGCAGCTGCGTGGCAACCGCTCGCCGTTTTTGCAGCGCGCCCGTGATTGCAGCAAGGTCACGCTGCCTGGTCTTATCCCAGACGAGAACTACGGCGATCACGGCAGCTTCAAGACGCCATATCAAAGCCTTGGAGCCCGCGGGGTCAATTACCTGGCAAACCGCCTGCTTATCACCCTGTTTCCGCCTAACAGTGCGTTTTTTAAGCTGGAGGTTGATGGCCTCGCGTTGCGCATTGAGCAGGCAGGGCCTGAGATTAAAACCGAACTAGACAGCGCGCTGGTAAAGGTTGAGCATGCAGTGATGCAAGTAATGGAGCTGGCCAATGGCCGCGCCTCATTGCACGAAGCCTTTAAGCATTTGCTCGTCGGCGGCAACGCCCTGCTGTACGTCTCCGAAGAAGGAATACGAGTTATCCATCTGGATCGTTATGTGCTTGTGCGTGACCCTATGGGCCACGTCACTGAGATTGTGGTTGAGGAAGAGGTCTACCCAGAGGCCCTTCCCACGGGATTCATCGACTCGGAGGAGGATTATGAGGACGATGAATACGACGAAGACGAGCCGGCGCAGCGGACGCTGAAGATTTACACCTGCGTCAAGTTCTACGACGGGCAGTGCCACTGGTATCAGGAGTGCAAGGGACGTGAGATCCCAGGCACTCATGGCATGAGCTCTGAGGAGAACAGCCCTTGGATTCCACTCCGCTTCGATCGCACGGACACCGAAGAGTACGGTCGCTCATACGTTGAGCAGTACTACGGCGACCTGCTGGCGCTGGAGTCGCTGTATCAGGCGGTCTTGGAAGGCAGTGCTGCCGCGGCCAAAATCCTGTTTTTGGTTAACCCCAACGGCACCACCCGCCCGCGCACGCTGGCCAGTGCAGCCAATGGCGCAATCGTGCAGGGCAACGCCCAGGACGTCACAGTCGTTCAAAGCCAAAAGGGGCAAGATCTGCAGATTGCAAGCGCAACAATCGACCGCATTGAGGGTCGTTTGCAGTTTGCGTTCATGCTCAACACTGCAATTCAACGCCCAGGTGAGCGCGTAACAGCGGAGGAAATCCGCTACATGAGCCAAGAACTAGAGGCGTCAATTGGCGGCCTGTATTCCATCCTGACGCAAGAGTTGCAGCTGCCGTTGGTGCGCAGGCTGATGCACATTTTGAACAAGCAACGCAAGCTGCCTGCTTTCCCGAATGGCAGCAGCGGCGAGCCACTGGTCAATCCAAAGCCTGTGACAGGTCTTGAAGCCATTGGCCGCGGCGATGACCGCAACAAGCTGATTGAGTTCATTACAGCAGCCCAGACCACACTTGGCCCTGAGGTGATGATGCAATACATCAACGTCGATGAGGCGTTGCGACGCCTGGCTGCTAGCGGTTCGATTGATACAACGAACTTGGTTAAAACAAAAGAACAGCTACAACAGGAAGCGGAAGCTGCTGCACAAGCGCAGCAGCAGTCAATGGAGCAGCAACAGCTGATGGACATGATGAAGTCCCCAGCCGCTGCACAAATTGCCAAGAACTACACCCAACCAGGAGCTACCTATGGCCCCCAGTTCACGGAAGAAGGCGGAGTCCCCGGACCCCAGCCCAACGCCCTCCCAGACGCAGTCGGAGGCACCGGAATCCCTAGTGGGCCCGCCGGCATCGCCGGAGCCGCCGGCTGAGTACGAAGTTATTCAGATCGGCGAAGTTCCTGAGCGCAAGGTTGTTGAGGTAGAAAAGCCTGTCGTCACTGTTGATGACGACGGCGTTATCCAGATCAAATAAGGAGAGCACATGCCTGAAGCAATTACCATCAAAAGTGATCCCGCACCCGCAATGGCGCCTGATCAGGAGCAAGCTCCTGAAGGCGATATTCAGGTACAGGGCGAGGAGCCACTTCTTGCTGGCAAGTACAAAACCGTTGACGATCTGGTCAAGGGCTACAAGGAGCTCGAAAGCGAGCGCAACCGCCCGGAGCCAGAGCCCGAGGCAGTTGCTGAGGAAGCAGAGCCAGCCGAGCAGTCCGACGATGCTCCCGATGCCAATTCTATCTACGGGGAATACATCGGCTCACGTCTGACTGAGGCTGGAATTGACTTCCAAAACATGAACAGCCGCTGGCAGGAAACTGGCCAGCTGTCTGACGACGACTACAACGAGCTCGGCAATGCTGGCTTTGGCCGTGACATGGTCGACGCCTATCTGTCTGGCTTGCAGTTCCAGCAATCGCAGGACTCTGCGCTGGCTGCACAGCAAGTTATGCAGATTAAATCTGAGTTTGGTGGCGAGCAGGCCTATCAGGACATGATCCAGTGGGCCGGCGAAAACCTGTCAGAAGGCGAGCAAAAGGCTTTTAACAAGTCGATTGCTTCTAGCGACATGGACCAGGTCCGCTTTGCAGTTGCTGGCCTACAGAGCCGCTACTCATCACAGACCGGCGTTGAGCCGCGTCTTGTTGGTGGTCGCTCCTCTCGCAGTAGCGAGGCCAAGTTTGAGTCAACAGCTCAGCTGGTTGAAGCAATGCAGGACCCGCGGTACAAGACAGACCCGGCATACCGAAGAAAGCTGGAGGAAAAGCTATCTCGGTCAAACGTCTTTTAAGATGTAGGTCGAGCATGAAGAGGGGCCCCTGGTTTACCCAGGGGTTTTTTCTTGGGTATATTTCTGTTACCTAGACCCTCTCACGGAAGCTCTGGCCCTCTGCGGAGGACACCCTTTGTGAAGGTGGTGGTGACAGGTAGTAAAACCTATTAGACACAAACTGTGGCTAACTTCACCGCTTCCAGGCTTGGCCTGGTCAACAACACTGGCACCGGCTACGACGCACTTTTTCTGAAGGTGTTCGCAGGGGAGGTACTTTCTGCCTTCCGTAAAAATACAATCTTCGAAAATCTGCACGTTTCTCGTACTATTGCATCAGGCAAAAGTGCGCAGTTTCCAATTATTGGCCTTAGCTCAACTTCATATCATACGCCTGGCACCCAACTGACAGGTAACGCCATCAAGCACGCAGAAGCAACTGTGCTAATTGATGACAAGCTGGTGAGCAATGTCTTCATCGCAGATATTGATGAAGCCAAGAATCACTACGACGTTCGCTCTGAGTATTCAACTCAGATGGGTAACGCTCTGGCCTACACTTTTGACCAGAACGTTGCAGCAATGATCGCCAAAGCTGCTCGTACCACTACGAACTTCAACACTGACCTGCCTGGTGGTTCTGCGGTCAACATCACTCCTTCCTCTTCTAACAAAGCAAACATTACGGGCGCACAACTTGCGACTGCATTGTTCTCTGCTGCGCAGAAGATGGACGAGAACTCGGTCCCCGAGGACGATCGCTACTGTGCATTAGCGCCCCGCGAATACTACAAATTGGTCCAAGAAACCAATGTAATTAACCGCGATTGGGGCGGCCAAGGTGCATACGCCGAAGGCACCGTGCTGAAGGTTGCCGGCATCTCGATTGTTAAAACCAATCACCTGCCGACCACTAACCGTTCAGCAGCTACCGGCGAAAACAACAACTACGCCGCCAACTTCACTAACAACGTCGGCCTGGTGTTCAACCGCCAAGCTGTCGGCACCGTGAAGCTGATGGACCTGAAGATGGAGCAAACCGGGGCCGACGTGCATGCTCTTTACCAGGGCACGTTTATGGTCGGATCCATGGCTTGTGGTACAGGTGTACTACGTCCTGATTGCGCAGTTGAGATCACTTTCAGCTGACCGTATCCTGAAGGGGCCTACGGGCCCCTTTTTTATTGGAGACCACCATGCACAAGAAAGGTTCTAAGGGCCACAAAGGTGGCAAAGGCGGCAAGAAGAAGGGCTACTGATGGCACCTAAAAAACGCGGCTTGTACGCCAACATTCACGCTAAACGCAAGCGCGGCGAGGCTCCTCGCAAGCCCGGCAGCCCAGGTGCGCCCACTGACAAAGCGTTTCGCGATTCAGCAAAAACAGCCAAAAAGAGAAAAAAGAAGTAACCCATGGCACTCACTCGCACCAGCTTTTTAGAGGCCGTCAACCGCGTCCTGCAAATGCTGGGCGAGGCGCCGGTCAACAGCCTGCAGGGTCAGTTTGGCCTGGCCAAGCAGGCTGAAGATTCGTTGAACGATGTCAGCCGCAAGATCCAAGCAGAGGGCTGGTCGTTTAACACTGACTATGAAGTGACGCTGCAGCGCAACACCAGCAACGAGATTCCTGTTGGTGCCAGCGTCAGCCGTGTCGTCGTCAGTCCTACGGAGTACCCGGACTACGACGTCATCCAGCGTGGCGCAAAGCTGTATGACCGCCGCCGGCAGTCGTACACGTTTACGGAAGACCTCAAGGCTGACGTCACGTCCCTGCTGACCTGGGATGACCTGCCTGAACATGCGCACCAGTACATCATGATCAAGGCTGGCCGGCAGCTGCAGGAAGCAATCCTGGGCAGCGGCGACTTGACCAAAATCAACTTGACCCAGGAGCTAGAGGCACGCAGTCAGTTCTTAGAGGAAGAGACGACGAAGAGCGAGCACAACATGCTGCGGGGCAACCCCAACATGACTAGCGCTCTGAACACCTACTTGCCTAGCCGAGCCCTCCGCCGCATCTAGTCATGCCCCTGATTAGCAGCTCAATCCCGAACCTTATTAACGGGGTTAGCCAGCAGCCGGCTGCATTGCGATTGGCATCGCAGGCAGAGTCTGTCATCAACTGCATGTCAAGCCCCGTGGAGGGCTTGAAGAAGCGGCCGCCGATGAATCACCTCGCCCGTATGTTTACGGGCAGCGCAGGGTCCAGCAGGCCCTTTACGCACATCGTCGACCGTGACGGCAATATCCAGTACATGGTGCTGATCCAGGACGGCGCTATCAAAGTGTTTGGCCTCGATGGCTCGGTCAAGACAGTCAGCACGCCAGACGGCACCAACTACCTAGACGTCACAGGCGAACCCAGCGAGCAGTTCCGCGTTGCGTCGATCGCCGACTACACCTTCATCGTCAACCGCGAAAAGACGGTTGCTATGAACACGTCGAGCTTGTCGTACAACTGGGGCACCAAGTCGATGGTGTTTATCAAGTCGGCTGACTACGACACCACCTACCGGGTCAATCTCAACGGCACAGTCAAGACTCACACGACTGGCGGCACCAGTGGTTCTGCGCCAGACACCATCACCATTGCCAACGACCTGGCGACAAAGCTGAACACAATTAGTGGGTTCACGGTCACAAACGACGACTACATCATCCGAATTACTAAAGATGATGGTGGCGACTACACGCTGAGCAGCAGCGATACAGCGACTGCAGCGTCGACATCAGCGATCAAAGGCACGGTCAACGACATCACGGACCTGCCCACGATTGCTGAGCACAACTTTATTGTCGAAATCCAAGGCTCAGCCAGCACCAGCTTTGACGATTACTACGTCCAGTTCGTCACGTCTGCTGGCAGTGGCTTTGGCCCTGGCGTGTGGCGAGAGACCGTAGCGCCAAACATCCAGTACCTGTTTGACACCAACACAATGCCGCATGTGCTTATTCGCAACGCGAATGGCACGTTTACGTTTCAGGAGTTTGCGTGGACTGGCAGGTCGGCTGGTGATGCAACGACTGCGCCTAACCCGACATTTGTCGGCAGTCAGATAAAAAACATCAACACGTTCCGCAACCGCCTGGTGCTGCTGGCGGATGAGAACGTGATCCTGTCAGCTGCTGATGCCTACGACAGGTTTTGGCCAGAGACTGTGCAGACGGTCATTGATTCAGACCCCATCGACATCAGCACTGGTGGTCAAGAGATTAACTTCCTGACGAGCAGCTTGGCGTTTGCCAACACGCTCCTGCTGTTTAGCCGGCATGGCCAGTTCCGTTTGGACACTGGCGCCACAACGGTAGGCACGTCGCTTACACCTAAGACGGCAACCGTCACGGCTACAACGACGTTTGACCAGCTAGACAGTGTTGACCCTGTAGGTGTTGGCCGAACGGTTTACTTCGGCATCCCTAAAGGCACGTTTACCGGCTTGCGCGAGTTCTTCTTGCCGGACGCCAGTGGCCCTGTGCCGTTGTCAGAAGAGGTGACGTCGTCGGTGCCTCGGTTTATCCCAGGCAACTTGGTCAACCTGACAGCGTCTGTGTCTGAAGAAGCGATTGTGATGCTGAGCAAAGATCAGCCACGGCGCCTGTATCTCTACAAGTTTTTCTTCGAGGACGACACCAAGCTGCAGTCCTCTTGGTCGTATTGGGAAGTTGCGCCCAACAAAAGCATTATCGGCGTGTCAATTCTCGACAGCGACATGTATGCCGTCGTGCAATGCAGCGATGGCGTTTACATGGAGAAAACGTCGTTGCGGCCAGAAGAGGTTGACGTTGACAGCGAGTTTGAGATTTTGCTTGATCGCAAGACAACAGAGGCGCAGTGCAGCGTTGCTTTGACTAGCCCGTCAGGTTTGGACGTGCAGTCGACAATCACCTTGCCGTATCCGATGGCAAACACCGGAACGATGGTGGTAGTTGGCCGGGCAGCAGCCGGCAACACGCTGAAGCACGGCGTTGTCATCACGCCTATTAGCGAAACAGCTGCTGGTGGCGCTGGCGGCAACGGCACCATGGTTGTTCGTGGCGACCTGACCAGCGCCAAGTTCTTTGTGGGTGAGCTCTACGACATGACGTATGAGTTCTCTACGCCCTACCTCAAAGAGCAACCGCCTGGTGGCGGCCTTGCTGTTGTGGCCGGCCCTCACTTGCAGCTCCGTACATGGACTGTGGTCTTTGACGACACGTCGCACTTTGACCTCAAGATCACACCGCAAGACCGCACAACACAGACGTATCCGTTTAACGGCACAACAACTGGCAGCGGCCAGTTTCCACTTGGCAGCCCTGCATTGCGAACAGGGTCTTTCCGCGCACCTGTGATGGCACGCAATACAGAGGCCAAGATTGAGTTGTTTAGCGACAGCCCGCTACCGTGCAGAGTGCAATCAGCCGAATGGGAAGGGTGGTATCACAGCCGGGCCAAGAGGCTGTAAACCGCGCCTATCAACGAATCTCTGTCATCAGTGACGTCTCATACGTTGCCGATGGCATGCGCGGGCCAGATGTCGAAGAAGTAAAGGCGCAATCAGGGCTATCGCCTCACGGGTCCTTGCTCTACTCTTTCTTCATGAGCAAGCCTTGCATGACTATTGTCGGTCGCCATGGCCGTCCGATTGGCATGTGGGGCGTCGTCCCTGACGGCTCAACAGCGGGTCGGATCTGGATGCTAGGCCGCAGTGAAATGCTCACTGACGTTGCAGATAAGTGGGAGTTTTTGCGCCAGTCGCGGATTCATCTCGCAAATTTGCAAGACAAGTATCCGGTGCTGTTCAACTTTGTAGACGCCCGCAACACTGTTCACCTGCGTTGGCTGCGCTGGATGGGATTTACTTTCATCAATCGGCACGACAACTTTGGGCCAGAACAGCGCACGTTCTATGAGTTCGTGAGGATCTAGTCATGTGTGATCCCGTATCCATCACGCTTGGCGTTGTTAGCGCTGGCCTTGGCATTGCCCAGGCGCAAGCTCAATACCAAGCGCAACGCCAACAAATTGCATACCAGAACCGGGTAGCTGAGCAGCAGTTCCAATACAGCAAGCTGCAGGCGCAGGCGTCACGAGACAGCGAAGCCCAGAAAGCTTTGGCTCGTGAAGAGCAAATGCGGCAAAACGAAGAGCTGGCCAGGATGGTTGAGGCAAACAACATTCGGCAGATCAACCTTGCTTACATGGAGCAGCAGCAGGCGACGGCCCAGCAAAAGCGAGGGGCGGCTCTGGAAGCAGCTGAACAACGCGGCGCTGTCTTGGCCTCGGGCCGTGTCGGCAACGTTATCGATAGCTTGCTTGCGGATGTGGACCGAGAACGCGCTCAGTTTGATTTTTACAGTGACACTAATCTTGCTTTCGTTGGAAGACAGTCAGCCGAGCAAAAGAGAGGAGCAGCGGCAACAAGAGCAAGCAGAGTTGCATCAGTAACGCCATACATTGAGCAGACGGTGCTTGACCCAATAGAGCCAATTAAGAGGGAGGCGCCAAGTAGTACGCCGTATGTCTTGGCCGGCGTTAGCTCTGCTATTGGCGGAGTTACCACCGGCCTTGGCGTTGCAGGTGGCATTAACGACGCTGGCTTCCAGTGGAAGAACGGCGGATACGAAAGGATTTCTTAGTCATGGCGAAGCTCTCACTCGGCAAGAACACTGGCGTCACCACTCGCCAAAGCTCACAGCGCACTGTTGGTTTAGGCAACCAGCAATCGGGCAACGCACCGATCCAGTTCAGCGGCATCGAGGCGCCACAGCTTCAGCCACGGGCGTCGGTCATTGACACGTTTTCTCGCCCTGCAGAGCTGCAAGCACCTGGGCCTGTGCGGCTAGGTGCAATGCAGACAGAGCCGGAGCCAACAAGCATTGGAGATTTGCGCAGACTTGCTGAATCGCTTGGCAACTTTGACTCCAGCATTAAGGGGCTAACAACAGGGATTCTGAATTACAAAAAGCGTGAGACGCAAACGCTAAAGACTGAAGCCGAGGAGTTGGCAGCTGGCACGTTGTTTGGCAGCTCAGCCAACAACAAATTGCGTGGCGGCTTGCGGGAATTAGAAGCAGCAAGCAAAGACGAAAACCTGACACTTGAGCAGCGCAAAGAGGCAGAAGATGCACTAATCAGGCTGCAGGCAAAAGTCGACAACAACCCGTACTACCAAAGGACGCTTGATCGTCTTGAGGTGCAGAGCCGCGCTTACCAGCTCAGCTCATTTGTGCAAAGCAATCCGTCTGTCACTCTTGCTGACGGCAGTGAAATCCAGCTGCGCTCACTAAAGCCGGACAGTGCAGAGTTTATGGAAATCCTGCAGAAGGAGCTGTATGGCGACCGCGTGCTGCAGCCGGCAGAGGCCCGCAAACTTACGCCGACCATCATCCAAGCAATTGCTGGGGCAAAGGGCACGCAAGCCAAGCAGCACATGGACTATCAGCTTGGCGAGATAAGAACACAGACCAACACTGTCATCAACACCACGCTTGCAGCGCTGCATGCTCCGGGCAGCACGATGACTGCCGCTGATGCAGCAGAGGAGCTGCAAGAAGCATTTGAAAGCATTGGCCCTAAAGGTATTCCCAACCTGTCGCTGGACAAGGTTGATGCACTGCGCAAAGACTTTGTATTTGATTACTTTGCTGCGCTGAACAACTCTCCTAACAGGCCAAAGTCTTTTGACGATGCCCTGGCAATGATGGGCAATCTAATGGTTGGCCCCGTCGGCGACCGCAGGCGTGCTGACGGCAGCGTCAACGACAAGCTGCGTTACATCAACCAGATGGATGCGCAGGACTTGCAAACACTGCGTCGGCAGTGGAACACTGCTACGTCAGCCGCAAAGACAGAGGAGGACAACCAGCGCGACCTGATGGCGCAGCAGATATTTAGCGACAAGTTAAAAGAGCTAAATGAAGTAGTTGTGTTTGGCGATGACGGCCTGCCAACTGATGAATCGCTTACTGCCTACGAAGAGTTGAAGGCAAAAATGAGCGGCGAACTTTTCCTAGAGCTAAGTGGCCAACCCTTGCTGCAACAGCAAGTAATGACCAAATTCAACACCGCAACAACGCAAATACCAAAGCTATGGCGTGCAGACGCTCAAGTCGACTTTTTTACTGGCCTCGAAAAAGATATTTCAACAATAATTGATGACCCAGCTGCGCGCGGCGTAGAAACTTTGGAAGTCAAAGTTCAAGCCGCAATAGATCAACGCCTTATCTCACCACAAACTGGTGGCACTTATCTAAAGCGCCTGCAAGCATTGCGCGAGGGCCGTTACAAGGAAGCAAGAGATGCTATGAGAAATTTAATACAAAGACGCCGCGATCAATATGTCGACGCAGGCAAAGGCGCTAGCACAATTGGCGGCTCATCAACAGACAAAGAGGAACAACTGTTTGAAATACGAAAACCGGACATTGCGCGAGACGGCATAAAAATGATGATGGAGTTGTATGAAAAAGGCGGCGCAGATGCGCTAGCAACTTTTCCTCAGCAATTTGCTGACATGCTTGGCAGCGATGCTGCTACACAAAAGTACGGCTTAGCTGTAACTAAAATGGATCCTGGCTTTGCGCAATACCAAAGCATTGACGCATTGCAGCAAGATTTTGACAAGCAAACTGACAGGCAACTGCAGGAGCATTTACAGCAGGCAGCCGCCAGCCCGTTCCCGATATTTACAGAACAAGTTATCAGCGACATTGCTGACATGGCAGCAAGCGGCCAGCCATTGCCGCCGCACGTTTCTGCAGCCGTCAGGGCCTATGGCGGCCTGCGCCCGTTCTTGGAGCGCGAAATGATTAAGAACGAAATTAAGGCCGACCAGGTACAAATCATCCTTAATCAGCAGTTCCCAAGTGGCGCATACGACGTTGAACTGCAGGAACGCCCACAGCCACAGCAAGAAGTTTCGATGATTGATCGCATGCTTGGCATTGGCACTTACCTCGTCGGCTCTGTCTTGCCAGGCGCTCCTGCGCAGGCGGCGATCACGCCACCTCCGCCAATTATTGGAGACACCAGCCGTGCCCAGGCCATTAGAGCCGCAGCTGCGCGTGTTGGCATCCGCCCCGACGACCTGGCCGCTGCTATGTCCTACGAGACGATTGGCAGCTTTGACCCTGCAATTACCAACCAGTACGGCTACTCCGGCCTAATTCAATTCAGCCCTGACAACCAGAGAACGTACGGCGTCAACGCAAACAGCACGTTTGAGGAGCAAGCACAGGCTGCTGCCCAATACCTCATTGACCGTGGAGTGCGCCCTGGTGACGGCATGTCTCGTATCTACGCCGCGATCCTGATTGGCAACGCAGATGGGCGTGGTCCCAACGGCGAGGACTACATGAACGCAAAAGACGCCAACGGCAACAGCGTCAACAGCGCACTAAAAGATTTGCTTCCTGGCGGTGGTCACTACCAAAATGGGTTGCGAATCCTGCGGGGCGAGTAAATGCCACTGGTACAAGACGAAAACGGCGTTTACTCGTTTGTTATGCCCCAGGCCATGGAGCCTGAGGCGCCTGCAGAACAAGAGCAGCAACCGGATTTAGACACTGTTGTCGAGGCAGCGCAGCCAGTCGTCGAGGAGTTGACGGAGGCTGCGGCCGAGGACCAGGGCGGCTTTGGCGCGCAAATTCAGCAGGCATTGTCAGACCCGGCCAGCGTCTTGTTTGGCGAGCCAGGCAGCAACGTCGTGCGTGACACGCTCGATGTGGCAGCAAGCCGTGTTGCTCAGAACCTGCAGAACTTTGTCGCAACTGAGCTCAGCAAAACTGATTCGACGAGAGACTTTGCTAATCGCGTTGGCCTGCGAGCTCCGTCTGCAACAGAGCCAAACCCGCCCAGCCCGGTAACGGGTCAACCGCTGTATCAACCAAGCGGCAACCCAGTAATGGACTTTGTCGGCGACCTGACGGCGTCAGGCCTGCAGTTTGCTGCCATTGCCAGCGGCCTTAAGGCAGGCGGAATTAGGACACCGCGCATCCCAATTGCGCCTAATTACGCCGCACGCATGCGGGCAAGCCGTGCGCCAGGCCTGCAGGGTGTAAGGCAAAGGGCAATTGGCCGCGCAATCGAAGGCGCGCAAGAGGGCTACCTGCCTGGTGCAATCAATGATTTTTACTTTGAAAACCCGTACGAAAGTTTTGGAGCTGCCGTCAAGTCGTACACCGACGGCACGTTTGCCGAAGGCTTTGTCAACGACTACCTAGCCGCAACAGACGACGACACTGTCGGCGAAGCACGCCTGAAAAATGCCTTTATGGGCGCATTTGCCGGCACGTTTCTTGGCGCTGGCTTGGAAATGGTTACTGGCCCAATCGGTCGGCGGCTGGCTGGTGAGTATGTAGAGGCACAGGCTGATCGTGCTGTTGCTGAAGTCAAGCTTGCAAAGAGGTTGGACGAAGTCGCTGCAGACCAGCCAGAGGTCGCTGCAGACCAGCAAGTCGTTGACGTAGAGGCGACTCAAGCTCCTGTACGCATGACAGGCCGTACGCCTGAGGTTGAGCGCGACGTGGTGGCAGAGGTCAACACGGTTGTAGCGGAGCAAGCTATTCGTCCAGGACGCGAAGCAGCAGCAGAGACGGATGAAGAAATTATCAATCGAAAGCTCGATGAAATTGAGGCCACAACTGACAGGCTTATAGGTAGAGCCGAAGCAATAGATCAGCGCTTGATGCAAGCAGCTGATCAAATGATTGAGGCGCAAGAACGCGTCGAAAACGTCGAGGCCGTCTACAGGGCAACTGCGCCTAGCGAGACTGTCCCTGACAACCTGCCGGAGCCTGCTGTCGCAGAGCTGGCGCGGCCCACCCGCGAGGACTACGCAGCTGGCACTGTCGGCGCGTATCCCGTTGCTGATATTGGCATTGATCCTCAGCGGTTCCAGTTCAAAGAAGCGGGCCGCTTGACAAAGACAGGGCAAAGCGGGTCACTTGCCGGCACCACTGTCTTCAACCCGGACATGGCCAACGTCATCAGCGTTTGGCGTGATCCTGCGGACGGCAAGGTCTATGTGGTCAATGGCCACAACCGCTTGGCCCGTGCGCAAAAGGCAGACCGGCAGTCGATCAATGTCCGGTTTATGGAAGCCGCAGATGCTGCAGAGGCGCGCATTAAAGGCGCAATGCAGAACATCTCTGAGGGCAACGGCACTGCTGTCGACGCAGCAAAAATCATGCGCGAGTCGGCAATGACTGCCGAGGACATGATTGCCCAGGGCATGCCAATTCGTAACGAGGCAGCGGAAAAGCTGTTTCTTAAAGCCGCCCCTTTGTCCAAGCTGCCGCAAGAACTGTTTGACCAAGTCGCTCGTGGCGACGTCACGATCGACATCGGCGCAGCTATTGGCAGCAGTGGCGCTGAGGAGCAGGTCATGCGTGACCTGGCAGCAGCTGCAAAGAAGAAGAAGTGGTCAGCGCAGAAGACTGCAGAAGCGGCAAGCATTGCTCGTTTTTCGCAGGTAGAAGCGGCCACCGATCCCAATGCTCTGGCACTGCCAGGCTTTGATGAACTGCTCAGCAGTGACTTCAGCCGCCAGCTGGAGGTGCGTGTCGCTATTCGCGCTCAGCTAAAGGCTGAAATCAACGCTTTGGCCGCAGCAGCGAGCGAGCGCAAGGCTGGCTTCCTTGAAGCCGCTGGCAATGTCATCAATGTCCAAGCGTCAGGCGCCGCACGGCAAGAAGCCATGCAGGGCGCAGCTGTGTTTAACCAGCGGGCAAACATGGTCGGCCCGCTTAGTGATCTGATTACAGAGCTGACGGGGCAGGTCACGCCGAAAAAGAACGCGGTGACTGTCGTCCGCGAAAACCTCCAGCGACTGCGGGGTGTGCTGCAAGAAGAGTTTGCGCCTGCACCACGCCCAGAGCCCGCAGCTCCAGAGGCACGGGCAGAAGCCGCTCCTGAGCCGCAGCCAACACGCCCGGAAATTGACGTAGAGAAGCTGCGCAGAAGCCTGCAGCACCTGTCGCAAGAAGAATTTGACCGGGTGCTTGAGAAGCTGCAGGCGTCTGGTGGCCGGATCACGTCTAACCCGTCACGGATTAACGAGCCGACCGTTGAGCAGCCTGTCGACAATGCTGCCTACAGCGATCTGAACGAAAGGCAGATTGCAAAGCTCAAAGCAATGAGCCCTGTAGAGCGGGCTGCTGAGCGGACAAAATTGCAAAAAATGATTCTTGGCGATCGCGCCAAAGCCAACCGTAAAGCCAAGCGTGCTCAGCAACAAGCTGATGAGGAAAGAAGCCTTGAGCTTTTTAAGGACGAAGGTGCTCTGGCGGATGGCACGATGTCGGAAGAACAATTCAACGCAAAATACGGGCCTGGCGCTGCAACAAGCGAAGAGCCTCCGTTTTATGCGCCTAAGCAAAGCGAGGTAGCCAAGGTCAGGCGCGAGCTTGATCGGGATGCCTATGCCCGCCAGGCAATTGCTTGGCTTGAAGCAAACACAGAGGCGCCGCGTGCAGTGTCTACGCCGCAGACACCGCCAACAGTGCCGTTTAAGTACGGCTCACCGCGCTACCGCTCGACGGTGCTGCAGTGGGAATCAGACGTTGATGCGCTTATCTACAGCGTCACCAAGACGTCAGGCCGTCCCTCTAAAAACAGGGACAAGTTTTTGAACTACCTGCAGAACGACCTGGGCCTGCATGACAACGTGATCCAAGAGGCTGGTGCTCGCATCCGTGCTGACCTTGGCAACAAGGCAACCGGCGACACTTATACCGTTCCTGACAGCGGTGTCTGGCGTGAAGGTGGGCAGCTGGCTGAGCTCCCCCCTGTCAGCAGCACCCGTGGCGCAGGCCAGCTGGGCCAGGACTACACAGGCCGCAACGTTCTTTCGTCGCAAGAAAAAGCCGCGTTGTCGGCAGTGATTGAGCAAGTTGCAGGCGTTGACGTCAATATCGAGTTTGTTGACAGGATTGAAGGCCGGTTTACCCCTGCCCAGGCCCGTGCTTACGGCGTCAAGAAGGGTCAGGCCTATTCAGCCTCAGGCGTGTTTATCCGTGGCCAAAGAGCTATGGACGATGTGATTAAGGTTGCGATGTTCCATAAATCAAATCCGCTTTCTTTTACTCGCACGCTGATTACTGCATACCACGAGGCATTTCACCGCCTACAAGATCTTTTTCTATCAAGGGGTGAGCTACAAATTCTTCGCAATGCAGATAGCCAGATTCGGGAATTAGCGGCGAAGACTGTCCCAGAGCAGGCTCAAGCAATACTAAGTGGGCAAATTGGAAGCAAAGAAGTACAGGCAATGGCCTTTAGTGGCTGGTGGAAGTTTGGCGACAAATACAAAAAGGCCACATGGGCACAACCTTTTACCAAGATTTCGCAGATCGCAGAAGCGGCTGGCAATTGGCTACTGGGTCGTGGGTATCAAACTTGGGATGACGTATTTGAAAACGCGTTCCAGGGCGATATTGCAACGCGGCGCGCAGAGCAGAGCGCGGACCTAGAGCCACAGTTGGCTGTGCAAATGCCTGACCCTGACGACGTCTCGCGCAAAATTGCTGAAAACATGGAAGCCCTGAAAAAGGGCGACATCACAATCGAAGAGCTGCTGCAGGACGACATCCGTCGCTATGCCAGCCGCAGCGGCAAAACCCGGTACATCGAACTAAGTAACGACGAGCTTGCTGCTTCCTTTGACGCTGTGCGTCGTGGCATCTCTGGCGACTTTCTGGACCGTGCTGACCTGACTGGTCGCGACACATATACCGATGAGCAAATCAATGGCAAGGCCATTGAAATCCTCAGCGAAACAGGTGCCGACCCTGACCGCTTAATTGAGATGGCAGACCGTGCTTTGCGCGGTGACTTGCAAGCAGGTGACGACCTTGGCTCTATTAGGGCAACACAGATCCTGCTAGACGCTGCCAACAACGACGCAGCAATTGCAGCAATTAACTACACAGGCGCGACAACTGCAGCAGATAAAGCGTCTGCGGCAAGCAAGCTGTACGCCTCTATCAATGACTCGCTCAAGATTGGCGCGGCATACGCCGAGATGACGCGAGTAGCAGGCCAGCGCTTGCGCATTGCTCAGATGGATGCTGACCCCAACATCCTCAACTCCAAGCTGATCCCTGGCGTCAACTTGCAACACGCCACGACAGAAGCAGCCGGCAAGGCTGCGCTTGCGGAAGGCTTGCAGCCAACAGCTGGTCCTCTTGGTGACGGTGTCTATTTCACGGCAAGCACTAGCGGCTACGAAAATATGGCTGGCTACGGCGGCGCCCTGGTCGAGGGCACGCTGCAGAAGGACATCAAGATCATGGACTTGCCATCCATGGACAAGGACCTTGCCGACCTGCTCAACGACCTTGACTTAGGCCGCATGCGGGAAGGGCCCAACGGCCTTGAGCTGACACCTGCACAAAAGGCAGGGCTGCAGGACTACGTCACTGGCCTGGGTTACCAGGGTCTGCGGCATGAGCCTGAGATGATCGGTCGCCAGGGCGGGCCTGTCGACGAAGTCGTTATCTACGACGTCAATGCTGCAAACCGTGTTGTCGGTTCAGAAGCGGAGGCTGTGCCGCCCAACCAGCCAAGCAAATCAGCAGCAGAGCAGTTTGTCGAGACGACAGCTGACGCAGGCAACATGCTTGATCGGGTTCTGCCTGCAGAGGTAGTCAACGCTGTCAAGCAAAACCAGTCGACAGCAAGCACTGACGAGGTGATGAAGGAGCTGGCTGAGGTTGCCATTCAGGCAAAGAACAGCAAGAAATATCAGGCCAACATGCTCGGCCACATGCGTGATGCTGCGCCTGGCTCAGGCACTGCGCAGAACATCAGGCAGTTCCATGTCATGTCGATCCTGTCTGCGCCGCGAACTCATTGGACGATGTTGCTGGGCAGCGCGTTTAGAGCGGCCACTATGCCAGTAAGCACTATTTACGGCGGCGCTGTTGACGCAGCACGCCTTGCCGCGACAGGGCGATTTGCTGAGGCAAAGGCCGCTACGCAAGCCACTGGCCTGGGCTTCCGCATGTACGCCAAATATGTTTCCAATCTCAACTACGCGCTGCGCCTTACCGGCTCGTCGTTTGTTCACAACGAAGCCTTTGTAAACCTCGGCGTCGACTACATCGGCATGGATCGCCGGCTCACTAATGGGCCCAAGCAAGGCAACTTGCAGGACATCCAGATAGATGAGATTCAGGACGGTCAGTGGTACATGGACCGCAACAACCCAAACTTTGTCGCAATTGCTGTTAATTACATTCGCAATGCAACGCCACGGTCGGTGGCAAGAGACGCGACTGGCGCTGCAGCACGCGGCATGAAAGCTGTTGTTGGCCGTCCGATCACAATGATCGACACGTTCATCAACGGCCTGGTCGGCCCCTCAGCTGAATGGGCGCGACTGATGGATGAGCAGCTGGAGCATGCAGTGCAGACCGGCGTTGGCAAACCTGGCTCTAAAGAAGTATGGGATTACGCCAATGCTGAGGCGGAGCGGTTGCTGGAAAAGCAATACCGTGACGTCACCATGCCTAACGGTGCAGTAATTAAGAAAGGCGCGCTGACTGGGATTCACGCAAAGAACGTGATGGATTACGTCGCGTTTACTGATCCTCTTGATGTTGTGCATGAGCCGCGCACATATCAGATGGGCATCCGTAAAGCACGGCAAAAAGGTCTGACTGACCAGCTCGACATTCACAACAGCGCTCTTGCCTACATGAAGAGTGGCTATGAAGGGCGCCCTGCGATGGCAGCGCTATGGGCTCCGTCTCGCGCAGCCGGCAAATTTGTAAACGATTACCCGCTTGCCGGTGTGATCTACGCATTGCCGCGTGGGCCAGTTGACATTCTCAAAGCAGCCATGCGCATGACGCCCGGCGGCGGATTGTTGACAGATACTTTGTGGCGTGACCTGCACAGCGAAGACAAATTTACGCGGTACAGAGCCGTTGGAGATGCAGCACTTGGCACGTTTGCAATGGCAAGCGGCTTAATGCTGCTGCAGTCTGACTACATTCGCGTCACTGGATTTGACCCAACTAATTGGCGTGAGCGCTATACAGGCGCGAAGGCTGAATACACTGGCTATCAGGGCAGTTCTATCTCATTTAGGATTCCTGGCACCGATAGATTTACGCCCCAATTTAGGCTCAATGCGTTAGATCAACTTGCCACAATTTTTGGCATGCTTGGCGAGTACAAAGAAATGGTTGAAAACGTACCTTACGAGCAGGCTGAAACTGTTGCTGCGCAAGTGCAAGCTGCAATTTGGCACACAGCTCGTGAGCTTGGTCCGGCTAAATTTAACTCACAAATTCTTGAGCCATTCCGTCGGCTTATTGATTTGTACTCTGACATAATTGAGAACAGCAGGTTTGGCAAAAAAGAAGGCAGAGTAAACGCAGTAACTAAATACATTTCAACCAACCTGCGTGCGTTTATGCCAAGCACGTTTGCTGCCGCACGCGTTGGCCCTCAGCTCAAGCCGCCTGGCCCTGCTACTGACAACCCCTTCCTTGCTATTCCGCTGCAAACTTTGCAGATGATGCGCATGCGCCTGCCTGGTGCAAGCGAGGAGTTCCCGCCGCAGCGTCACCCGTTTACAGGCGCAGCCATTCCCATGCCGCAGCCACTGGGCTTGAACCTGATTCCTGAGGATCAATGGTTCTTGCGCAGCGCCTACAACATGTTCAGCCCTACATCCGCGTTTCCCACTCGGGTGCTGTCTGACGATCCGATCGACGTCGAGCTGCGTCGTCTGTATGGCCAAGGCTCTATGGAGACATGGTGGTCTGACACTGCGTTTGGCCCAGAACTGCCTAATCGTGTGCTGTCTCCGCAGGAGCTCGACCGCCTGGAGGTGCTTGGCACTCAGGTCGTACGCATGAAGGGCACCAAGCCAGACCCTGAAGGCAAGCTGCTGGCTGAAGAGATCCGCGACCTTATTACTAAGGACATCACCTACAAGGCAACGCCAATCGGTGGCAACGAGGAAGATCGCACGCGTCCTTCCGAGGATTACCAATCAGTGCGGCTGACCAGAATTAAGGCGGTGTTCAACAGATATGCCAGAGAAGCAAAGCTGTTGCTGGAAGAAGAAAGCCCAGCGCTTAAAGCAGAGCTGACTGAAGCCAGGCAAAGACGGGCTGACAATGCTTACATACAGAAGAGGACATCACTTGACATCCAGCGTGCTGCGCCTGCTGGAGCCCAAACCTTCATTGACGCTCTGAACTGACCATGCCCTACGCATACAACGTCTACACCGGCAATGGCAGCGCCACTCAGTACACGATTGGCTTCCCCTACATCAGGAAGGAGCACGTTAAGGTTTTCGTCAACTACGTCGACACCACCTTCACCTTCGCCAACGACACCACAGCGCAGCTGTCGTCGGCACCTGCCAACGGCGTACGGGTGGAGGTACGTCGAGTTACGCCCGCCGACAACGTCCTGGTCGACTACACCGACGGCTCAACGCTGACGGCTGCTGACCTAGATACCAACGCACTGCAGCAGCTTTACCTTGACCAAGAGCTAGATGATGCGCAGAAGCAGGTCGTCACGATTAGCAGCACCACTGGCTTGCCGACGCTTGGCAACCAGCGGCTGACCAACGTATCTGACCCGACAGGGGCGCAGGATGCAGCCACCAAGAACTACGTCGACACCAACTTCCAGCCGCTTGACGCTGAGCTGACTGAGCTAGCGACCATGTCGTCTGGCACTGCCAGTGCGTTGGCGGACCTGACTCAAACAGAGACACAGATTCTTGACGGGGCGACTGTTACCACGGCAGAGCTAAACACCCTTGATGGGATTACTGCGTCTACAGCAGAGCTCAACAAATTAGATGGCGTTACCGCTGACACAGCTGAGCTAAACAAGCTCGACGGCGTGACTGCCAGTACGGCTGAGCTCAACATCCTCGATGGCGTTACGGCAACTGCTGCTGAGATCAACAAGCTTGATGGGGTTACTGCGTCTACGTCAGAGCTGAACACGCTCGATGGCGTGACTGCCACAGCTGCGGAAATCAACAAGTTAGACGGCGTCACTGCAACAACGGCAGAGCTGAACTTTGTCGACGGTGTCACCTCTGCAATTCAGAACCAGATCGATGGCAAGCAGCCTCTGGATTCTGAGCTGACTGAACTGTCGACGATGCAGAGCGGCACGGCATCTGCCCTTGCTGATCTGACTCAGGCAGAAGTGCAGGTGCTTGATGGCGCCACGCTCAGCACTGCAGAACTAAACAAGCTGGACGGTGTCACGTCTACCACTACTGAGCTCAACATTCTTGACGGCGTCACTGCCACCACTACTGAGCTCAACGTCACTGACGGCCTGACTGCATCTACAGCAGAGCTGAACCAGCTAGATGGCAAGACGATCAGCAGCACGCTGACACCTGCTAACACCAACGACATTCCCACCAGCTCAGCAGTCAATACGTTTGTGTCTGGCTTGCTCAACGCCCTGGGCGGCTTTGTCGCTATTCCAAACGAAACCAGTTTTCCGACAACTAACCCTGACCCCAGCGACAACGCTGGCACGGTGGTGTCGATTGCTGATGCAGGTGGCGTTGTTGTTGATGCCAACGGCACGAGCACTACTGGCCGCACAACTGGCAACGTCACGGTCACAATTACTGGCTTCCCCACCAGCCTGCGAAGCAGCACGTTGACCGCTGGCCTAGGCCTGCAAGTGCAGACCACCAGCACGCTTAACACTTACACCTATCACAAGCTCATTGCTAAGGAGACTGACGTCGTTCAGCTCAGCGATGACATCAATGATTTCAACGCTCGCTATCGCGTATCAGACAATGCGCCAACTACAGATCTAGACGAAGGCGATCTCTGGTACGACAGGACTGCCAACAAGATGAAGGTGTACGACACCAGCACTTCTGCGTGGAAGGAAGTGCAGTCTGTCGGCAACTTCTTTATCAACACGCTGTCGTCGTCGAGCGGCACAGGCGGCGGATCTGCCACGTTTAACAACAACGCCTATCGATTCACTCTTAGCAACGCTGGCGCTAACGCCCAGCAAATGCTGGTCAGCGTCAACGGTGTAATTCAAAAGCCAAACAGTGGCACTAGCCAGCCGTCTGAAGGCTTTGCGATTGACACCAACGACATCATCTTTGCTGCTCCGCCCGCCACTGGCGCAAGCCACTTCATCGTCACTATTGGCTCGACGGTCAATATCGGCCAGCCCAGCAACAACACGGTCGACACGTCAGAGCTGGTCGATGGTGCTGTCACTAACGCCAAGGTCAGCAGCAGCGCAGCTATTGCTGGCACCAAGATTA